TCAGGAGCATTTCTGATTAACGCCACCGTTAAGAATCCACCCTTCAACAGCTTCACGAAGGTATGATTTGGGGTGGGTTCTGACTGGCTTCGGAAATCCGTGTCGTTTGGTATAGTTCCAGATTGTCTGACGTGATGAAACACCGAGCTTGTTCATCACTTCTTTCTCAGGAATCAGGCTGGTATCGGTCATCTTAATTCTCCAGGCAAAAAGAAACCGCCATCAGGCGGCTTGGTGTTCTTTCAGTTCTTCAATTCGAATATTTGTTACGTCTGCATGCGCTATCTGCGCCCATATCATCCAGTGGTTATAGCAGTCGTTGATGTCCTCTGCTTCGATAACCCTGTCGAATGGCTCTCCATTCCATTCACCTGTGACTCGGAAGTGCATTTATCATCTCCATAAAACAAAACTCGCCGTAGCGAGTTCAGATAAAAGAAATCCCCGCGAGTGCGAGGATTGTTATTCACCTTTGACGGCAAGTTGCAGGTTAGCCACGGTTAACCTCCTGAGGCGGTTCTGGTAGCGGCATCCAGTGGGTTACTCCATGCCATATACCAGTTGAGGTTTCAAACCTTGGCTCTCTGCCTTTCTGTGTCTTGGCATATTCATTCCTTGTATATACGCATTGTCTAACTGCATATCCATTCCATCCAATAACTGTTTGTCTAATTTCTGGCATTCGCTCACTACAGCTTATCCAGCTATCCTTAATGCCACTATCTTGACTCTGAAGCATGGCGGCACGACAGGCGTTCCAGCCTCTCACCTCTGCAATAGCGGCAACAGCATCGACCGCGTACATTTTAAGAGGGTTAGGCATTGGTTTTTCTTCAGGTACTACTGGAATGGGTGGGGCGGCGTAGACCTCAATAATTCCATTATCAATAGGCCATTCTCCATCCTTGAGGTAGTCACTTGTGCCGTCAACTTGCTGTTCTGCAATGTGGAATGCACCTATTGGTTTTGCCTCAAGCGATGCCAGTGCAATTCGTGCCAGTTCCATTTGTTCGCCACGGGTAAGCCCGTTTTCAAGCGGGGATTTAATGAACAATTCGATACGTTCTTTAGTGATAGTGCTCATATCACTCTCCTTTGATGCGAATGCCAGCGGCGCGTGGCACATTAACTTCCACGATGCGCACTGTTGGTTTGTACATCTCAATCGCTGTCAGCCAGTCAGCTCCTGCCATGCGCTTTTCCGCATCGCCATTAGTCCACTGAACCGGTACACCAATAGCCTTCATCGCGATTTCTATTTCCCCGGCAATGGCGCTTTTTCCGCAACCAGTAAAACCAGAAACAACGACAAGAACTTCGCCTTTGGCTGGTTTTATTTCCCGCGCTTCCAGTTTTGCTATGCGCTTCTCTGATGCTTCAAGTAACGCCTGCTTATCGCGTAGCGCTTCTTCCAGTTCAGCAACATGGCACTCACTATCAATAAGGTTGTTCTCTGCGGCTTCCAGCTCAACGCGCAACTTCCCTACCGTTAACGCAATCTCCTCGTTCTCCTGGTCGCGGCGTTTGATGTATTGCTGGTTTCTTTCCCGTTCATCCAGTAGCGCCTGCACTACTTCAGGGTTGAAAGCTGCGATATAACGAGCGTTGTTCTCTGCGTTTTTCTGTCCATCAAAGCCGGTCCATTTGATAACGTCTTCACATCGTTTATCACCGGGCGTATGCACCGCATACGTACCAGTACCAGACGAAATAAATGCGACCCATTCGCCCGGTGTTGCCTGTTTTGCTATCTCACGCAGTGCCTGATAATTAATTTCGCTCACTTACAGCCTCCTTTGCGAAGCTCTGCAGCGAAATATACAGCTGCGGAAACAATAGCTGCATGTCGGCATTCACCATCAGAAAATAAAGAATCTCCCTTAAGTGCATTGACGATACTCTGATGATTTTTTGCCAGCATCTCAACCCCCTGCGCCCGGACTTCAGCCAGGAAAGCATCGGTGGCTGGGGTGTCTGATTGCAGAGACTTTGCGCGATAGTCATTCCACCCTCTTGCATACATGGGATTAACTCGCACTCCATCTTTTACGCAATATGCCTGACCTCCACGGTTGATAACCTTGATTTCGTCCATAGCGCCAGACTTCAGCCCCGCATTCTCCGCCGCCAGCGCCGCGCACTTGGCCTCCGCTTCAGCAAATTTACGCACCAGATATTCAGCGTTTGTTTCGTTAACCTTTAAATCACTTGGGATGCATTTACCTTTCAGAAAACCATCCATCTCAATTAGTGACATTAGTTTCATTTCTTCCCACTCCGCAACATCGCATTCAGATATTTGTTTTGATTCACTGATGGAAAAGAATTTCTCTTAAGCAATTCCTCTCTCGATGGCATTGGCTTTACGCGTTGGCGAATAATCATTTCTGCCGGAAGAATGCCGGGATTGTATGCAAGTCATCTCATGGTAAATTCCTCAGTCATTACTGATAGCGCCATAGCGTGAGCGGTAATTACGCAGGCGCGGGTCGATATATTCAGGGAATTTGTCTATTGTCGCTTTTCGCAACGGTCTCATTGCTGTTTCGTTTGTTCGGTCCTTCTCCTGTTTTAGCGCGAGTTGTATATCGCGTCGGTACATCCGTTCTGCTTTTGTTTCTGGTGTCAGAGCAAGAAACGCGTCGAAATTGTTTTTGATATTTTCCAGCACCTCCGCCTTGGAGCTACCGGAGCAATTGCGCGGGTCATCCGCACCATACAGAGGCGCTGGCATAATGGAATCCTTATTTTGCTAATTTAGAAGGGAATTGAATCGTCGTATTCAGGATGATTTTGATGATTGCTACTTTGTTGCTGTTGGCTGTTTCCTGAAGTTGCAAATCCAATCTTTGCATTCAGTAATTCAAGAGTGATTGATTGACCATTTTGCCCCTGATAAACATCAACCCTGATGTTTTCTCCGGTAATTTCTACAATTCCACCTTCAACAAGAACACTACGGTAGTAATCCGCTTGCGCTCCCGGCTTGGCAAATACAACGGCGCTGTAGTTTGTCCATTCTTTCTTTTTTGTCTGGCGATCGTAATACTGAACGCCAGCACGGATGTTGAATCCGATATTTTCCCCGGCCTGAAACTCTCTTGCGGGCTTGTTTAGTCTTACAGTAATCGAATGTGCCATTAAGCAGCCGCTCCTTCTAATTCATCTCGTCTGATGTTGTAAACGTCCTGCGCTTTGTGCTGCTCCGGTGTGCCTTCGAGCATCTTCCACGCTTTGGCGAACGCCTGTTTAAGCTCTTCCACGTTGTTTTTCTGCATTGCTGCGTCAGTGAATGCTTTTAGAACCTGTTCAGGTGTAGGTGATGGTTTTGATTGCTTTGCTGCTGCGTTCTGCTGATGTTTATGCTCGTCTGTATCTGCATCTTTCGCATCATCAATGCCGAATAAACCATTGAGGCAATACTTGCGTGCATAAGAGCTTGTAGCTCCCGTAACTTGTGCAGAATCCATTCCTTTCTTGCTTTCTTCCTCTCGTGCAAGAGCGGTTGCCGTATGACTGTTTTCGCCATCGGTAATAGTTGCCGTGGCTTTCACGTAATACCGATCACCAATCAACACAACTTCATCGCTGATTGATAAAAACAGGCCATTCAGTAACGGTTTAACACCTTCAAGAATATCTTCGCAGCTTCTGTATTTATATTTACCGAATGAGTTGTAATGATTTTTTGGCGCGTTCAGATTCTCCTGAATAGCTGCCAGTCTTGCGTAAAATTCTTTGCTCATATGTTTGTTCTCAGAATGGACATGGCCCAAGTAAATAACGCTGATTTAATACTTCAGTCTTTGCCGCATTTAAAAATACGCGAACACCTTCACGATCTCCCTTCTGGCGATACATTAACGCCTGCTGCGTGTACATGCGTCTCTGTAACTTGCTCTCCTTCACTGTGGTTGCAAGTGACATGAATATCTCCTTCGTTACCGATTAAATCTTTCATCTGACGAATGAATTCTTCGTCTGACCAGTTATCTGTAAAACTCATTTCCTGCGATACCACGGAAGGTTGATAGCTGATTTCATCGCTTTATTTGCTTCAAACCACATTTTGGAATCACCAATAAATCTGGCTATTACTGCTTTGTTTTGTGCAGCACGAAGCATCTGATGATTTATGGCTATTTCATTGCGCATAATGCCTCCAGTTGTTTCTTTGCTGCTCTGATTAATTGTTTAACTCGGCGTGATAATTCAGATTCGTGCGGGTAGAAAGCGGACATGACGCCGCTACCCGCGAGCTGAAAGTGCATCAT